AGTTATTAGTAAGCTTGATGCGCGAAAGTTAAACGAACAAAATGTGATTGATGAAGAGGGACAGTTCACTGAATCTCAAATCGAAAGCATCAAAGACATTGTGAAAGAGATGATGGGTGGCGAGATAGAATTTACTATCGAAGTTCACACATAGTGTTGGAATAATACTTGCATCAATGCAAAAAACAATGTACTTATAGTAAATGTTCTATAACTGAGGAGAATAGAATGACTACATCGTTTGTAAAAGTTGTCGAAGAATTGAAGTGTCGTGCTTTGGTTCAGCAACATTCGCTTGCTATCAAGCACATCGAAGAAGACTTGGCTGAGCTTGCCGCCAAGGCAAAGCTAATGAAACGCAAGATCAAGAAGCATGCAAAAGAATTGCAGATCGCAGAGTCTAAGTTAGAGGAGGTACTTAAATGCGACTAACAAGACAGCACTATGAGTTCTTTGCTGACGAGATTGCACCCATGTTACCGTGGGCAAATGGCATTCAAGAGTTAGCAGATAAACTTAAGCATACAAATCCACGGTTTGATCGTGACAAGTTTGTGCGTAGAGCAACCCAGAATTGGGAAGAAAGATATCAATCGTCATTAGAGGAGATAAACGATGACATTCCTAGTTGATTATGAAACATACAATCCACCGATTGTTTACAATACTAAAGCGTATCCTGATGTGGATGAAGCTTGGCTGCGTGAGGCATGTGGATTTGTCCAGCTATGGATTCAACAGTTCAATGTGTTCATTGGCACAGGATCGTTAGTTGATTTCCTTCAAGATCAATATGGCTTTGGTGACTTGCGCAGCAGAGCAAGTGACAAAGCAGTCATTACTGATGAAGGGATCAAGCAGTATCCAGAAGACCCAGACATGCATCCATATGCAAGCATCGAAACAAAGCTTGGGACTGCATATATTTATCCGTATGGATTTGTTGCAATCCCCCAAGGTTTAGAGCGTAAGCATTTAGTAGTGAGGATGGATTGATTATGTTTGTGCAAAAGCAAAGCATGTTAAGTGGCAAGACCAATGAAATGGAATTGCCAATAACAAAAGAACAAATCGAAGATTGGGAAAGTGGCAGACTAATTCAACATGCCATGCCACATCTTGATAAATGGCAACGCGAGTTTCTTATAACAGGCGTTACCAAAGAAGAATGGGTAAAAGAATTTGGAGGTTAGCATGTTAAAAGCATGTCCTGAATGTAACGGTAACGGTAACGTTATCAGGTGGCGACCAGAGCCGTGGGTGTCGAGAGACACCCCGCCTAGTACAGAAGAATATCAAGATGATTGTACCAACTGCGGTGGGTACGGAGAGATCGAATTCGATCCTGATCTTGACTTAGTAGACTAGGTGTTGCACGAATGCAGTATGTTAAAGAGTTACTTTAATCAACTGCAAGAGTTAGCAGCAGATGTAGATGTACCCCTGCTTAAGATATTTGTTCGAGCAGGGGTTCCACCGTCAACTTACTATCGAACTGTTCAAGGCAAGACCGCGATCAGTTTTGATACGGCAGTAAAAGTTGCCAATATGATTCAATTGATTAAAGAAGGGCGCACCCGAAGTAGGAAAAACAAGAGACAGTTATGACTACCTTTGAAAACTATTCGAAGGAAACTGAAGTGACCGACAGCTATAGTCTGATGGTCACTGCTCTTGTCGAAAGGCGTAATGATCTTGGATATTCACAAGAAACATTAGCCGATATGATTGGGTGTACAACTTCTTTAGTTCACAAATGGGAGCAGTACAAACGTGTGCCATCAGGGTTCATGTTGACGTGCTGGTTAGATGCACTTGGCGTTGAGATCAAAGTCTGCCCGAAAGGTTCTGAACAGAACAACGTATCAATGTGATGCGTGTGAACTTGAATCAGAATACTTTGTTCAAGTTTTGGCAGGGATCAAACCTGCTAAATACCACACCATATGTTTAGATTGTTATGAGGCAGATCGATGGCAAACAAAAATAAGTCAAAGGGAAGTTACCACGAAAGAAAAATTACAGAGTGGCTCAACTCAATCGGCATCCCTGCCAAGCGAGTCCCGCTCTCAGGATCGCTCGGAGGCGAGTGGTCAGGAGACATCCACGCCACACTGGACGGACGACATGTGGTAACTGAAGTAAAGTATAGAGATAAGTCAGGATTCCCAAGTCCGTTCACAGTTTTAGAAGGGCGTGACATGGCAATCTACAAGCGGAAAACTGGCAAGCCGCAGACAATCGTAATCATGCCAGCAGAACTATTTGCAGAATTGTTAGGAGATACAGATGCAAACAGAGACACAGAATCAGATGATTAAAAACATCTTAGATCAGGGTACACACCTTACACCTATCGATGCGTTGAATATGATTGGCACAATGCGATTGGCTGCGCGTGTGTTCGAACTTAAACAATCAGGCTATCCCATAGATAAATATGTCCGAGAAGTTAATGGAAAACGTGTGACATATTATTTCAAAGCAAGTACAATTGAAGCTTGAGGGAAAAAATTAGGGTCGGCGCAAAGAGGAGATAGCCGACCCTAGTAAGGAGTATATGGGTAAAAACGAATGAGGCTTTCGTTTGTATAATGAATTATTACTACGTGAAGTACTGCATTGGCAAGTACCTAACGCACAAATTAAGCTAATTTTATGTATCTTAGCGGATCATACTGGATCATCTGGGACATGCTACCCAAGCATCGAACGGTTGACCAAGCTTGGGTGCATGTCCAGATCATCCGTTATTCGTGCGTTGAACTGGTGTGTAGAACATCAGATCATTGAAAGATACTCGGGCGGCAAGGGTCGCCCAAGCTTATATCAATTCACAATTGTTAAGGAGGAACCAATGGTAAAGCAAACTAGTGTCACACAGACACACAAAGGTAATAATATAATTAACTTAGAAGAATATATATTACCTTCGGGTGTCACACAGACACTACCCTTCGACGAGTTCTGGGATTTGTACCCAAGAAAAGTTGCCAAGGGTCATGCGCGTCTGGCTTTCAAGAAAGCTTGCAGCAAAGAAAAACCACATACAATCATTGATGCTGTCAAGAAGTTTGCAGCCGCAGTCGAGGGGAAGGAAAAACAATATATTCCGCACCCGACAACGTGGCTTAACGGTGAGCGTTGGGATGATGACATCGATGACGTTGCACCACAGGCAACGACAAACACAGATCGTCTGAAAGAAATCTTAGTGTGGGATATGCCAGGGCAAATAGAGGATAAGTCATGAAATTAGAAGATCGACAGCGTACCATTGGTACATGGTTAGTAAAACTTCTTAAGCGTTACACACCACCCGCAGGGATGGATGATGAAACTCTACGAGAGGAGATGCAGCTTATTGTTAATGACATTAACAACAAGATACCATCTCAGTTCGAGCAAGTTGATCTTGATCAAACTCTTATCAAGGTCGATGGACACGTCCGCGCCAACCATGGAGCGCGAGCGTGGCCTTCGATCAAGACATTTATCAATGCAACCATTGAAGCTGTGAAAGATTACAGTCGTGCGATTGCAGTTCCCAATGTCACTGTAAACTACGCAGCCGACAAGACTGACATCATTTATGCACGGCGTGTGTTGCGTGGTGAGCCAATCCCTGACTATTTACTTGATCCCAACTCAAGGTGGCGACAACAGGTGATAGATACTGGCATAGTTTCTGACGAAGACTTTGCAAAATATCTTGCACCTATAAACAAATGATGATAGTAGTTTTTATAGAGGAGAAAAAACTATGAACAGACAAGGCTTTATCGGTGGCAGTGATGCAACTGCCATCATGCGAGGAGAATGGTACGACCTATGGTGCATCAAAACAGGGCGCACACAGCCCGAAGATTTGAGCCGCAACCTAGCCGTACAGATGGGTATCCACACAGAAGATTTTAATCTCAAGTGGTTCGAGCAAGAGCGTAATGTTGTGCTGCGCAATCATCAGTTTGAGATTGAGCGCAACACTGACAGTGGCATACCAATCAAAGGTACACTGGATGCAATGCTAGATGATGCTGTTGTTGAAGCAAAGCACACCAATGCATTTAATGATATGGATGGTGTGATAGAACGATACATGCCACAGCTACAGCTTTACATGTGGTTAGCCAACGCAACGCATGGTGCTTACCTCTCTGTCATCTTTGGTAACAGCAAGTGGGAAAGCGTACATGTCCAGAAAGACACCAACTACATTGTCAATATGCTAGCGGTCATTGGTGATTTTTGGCGACACGTTGTCGAGGATCGTGAACCTATTGGCTTTGATGTACCCAAGGTAGACATAGCAAGCATACCAATTGATAACATGGTGGTGCGTGATGCATCGCAAGACAATCATTTTGTAAGCTTGTCAGCCGATTACATCAATCACATGGAAGCGGCAAAGATACATGAGCGTACAAAGAAAGACCTGAAGAATATGGTTGGTGACGATGAACGTGAGGTGTTCTGCGAATACTTAACCATCAAGCGCGATAAGCGCGGCAGTCTTAGAATAACTAAACGCATCTAATAAAGGAGATATAAGATGTCAAAAGAAAACTTAGCAATATGGAATTCACTGTCCAAATCAGACCCGAAATATTTAAAGAAAGTGAGCTTTGGTTCGCGCTCATTTACAGCCATTGATCCACAGTATCAAGTGCGGATGATGACTGAACACTTTGGGCCAATCGGTTTGGGTTGGGGTTGGGATTCCACAGTAGAAACTGTGACCACAGCCAATGGTGACATGGCAGTATTTGCACATGTCACAGTGTGGCACACAGATAATCAACATGCGTTCGGGCCGTTTACTGGCTGTCGTAAGTTCTACGATATGGCAAAGAATCGCATGAACGAAGACGCACCAAAGATGGCAGTGACCGATGGCTTGACCAAAGCACTGTCGCACATTGGATGTAATGCTGATGTGTTCCTTGGTGAAATGGACGGTAACAAGTACGCCGCTGATAGTGGTCAGCCCAAAGGCGGATGGTAACTGTCACTCAGGAAATGGTTCAACAGGTTCCCTGCCCGAAGTGTGCAGCCAAGGCAGGGCAATCTTGTGGTCACAGAAAGGACAAGTCCAGAAGTCACCACAGTAGACTAAGGGCTGCACAGAAACACTTTAATACAGGAGCCAGAAGCATGGCAGATTATGATAACACTAACTCAGGCGCAGCGTTCAAGCCATTCGATACTATGCGTATGATCTTGCAAGGCAAGATGAACATCGAAGGTAATGATCGCAAGGTTGTCTTGGTGGCAGATGAAACCAAAAACGGTAAGCGTCTGGTCGAGGTGTACCAGAAGGTTGCAGTCTTGTTCGAAGAAGATAAAGGCGACAACCCTGCACGGCCTGATTACGCAGGGCCAGTAGAAGATTACGCAACCAACAAGAACATGCGTATCGCAGGTTGGAAGCGTGAGAAAGATGGCAACAACTATATGTCTCTGCAAATCTCAGAGAAAACTGGTGCGCCAGCAGCAGAAGAAAAGTTGGACGATGCCATCCCATTCTAAATGGTACGGTTTGCGGGAACGCCAAAAGCGTGAACGTATCGAGCAAGTTGAGGCACTTGCTCGTAGCCGTATTACCCAAACAGAAGCAGCAGCAGAATTAGGAGTGACGTTGCAAGTTCTTAACAGGTTTATACAGTTGAATAACATTCACTGGCCTGTGATCAAACAAGGAGTAAAGACCAATGGGTCAGATCAAAGAAATATACATAACAAATGTGGTGTGTGACGACGAAAGAAAATTTGGATTCGCACGTGTGATTGAAACAGCGGAAGAAGTATTTATTCCACCGCATGTTATCTTGGAAAACAATCCACAAAAGGGGGATCAGGTTGTAGCAGAACTGATTCCAAACATAGAAGGTCAGCGCGTAAAGCTTCGTGTGAATATGGTGTACGATCCTGATGGGCCGTTCAGACACCTTCTTAAAAATTACAGGCACAAAGAAAAACAAGCACCTGTAATTAAAGAGCCGACACATGCGGAAGTTGTTCAATGGATGTGCGATCATCTCAATGCATACCCCATGGAGATTTACACAACGCAAGAACTGGTCGAAGAAATAGAAACAAAACATAACTATAGGATGCAAACTGCAACAGCGGGTCGAGACTTAGATCACCTGTTTAGGCAAGGGCGCATTGCTAAGTTACAGTTGTTTGCTACAGTAACAAACTCTCGCGCAGCCAGAACCATGTGGTGTGAGAAACATAATGCAACGCAAATCTTTGATAAGATGGTAGAACTTTATGAAGACAATAAACGACGAATTGACATTAGGTAAGAAGATGAAACTTCTTGCCGAGTATGAACGTGCCACACGCAAAGAACTAAAGAATCTTTCGTATGATGGCACATCTAAACTTAACGCTATGAAAGGTGGTCGCCCACAATACGGCGAAACCTATGAGCAATACAAAAAGCGTAAAGGTTTAGGTTAATTCGTGTGGGCAGTGCTATGTAAATGGTCGGACTATAGCTGCTGGCTTGGACGCCACTGCCCACTGCAGCAATTTATCAAACAGAGAGGCAAATACAATGGCAACTTATTATATTTTTAGTATTGTTTACATGCTAAATGGCTATGAAATGACTAGCCAAATTTTAACTAACAGTGCAGATAAATGTTACCAGTTGGTGCGAGCAGCCGAAGAAATATCTAACGTGCTACCCGCTGATCTTTACTGTACTGATACTGGTAGAATCTCAGCGTCAATACGACCTAAACTTAGACCATCAACTCAAAGTGAGGCGCATCAATAAAGGGGCGACGACCTTCGCCTCGGCGCGTATCAATGTAATGATTCATAGCATCTTCACATGTGCTTCCGTCCATACGCCACTTGCCAATATCAGGAATATTCCAAGCTGCACCCCAACGAATTGGAACATCAACTGCGTGTGCTGCTTCTGCCATTGCATCAGCAATCTCGTCGTAAAGATTCAGTTCCCAACGGCCCCCATCTACATAGGCCATAAGGTCAACGGCAATACCATCTAAGTGCTTTGACTTCATAGTTTGGCTTGCACCCTTGGCTACCAATGCGCGTTGTTCTTCAATGGTACGCAGACCACAAATCACAGAGAAGTCTTGCTTGCTAACGCCAATGGCATACTTAATGACAGCAACCATGCGTTCATCAACACCTTCTAGTTTTGACAGGCTGCGCTTGCCTAGTTTGTAACTCATTTCTTTAACCCTCTCATCGTGCGGATTCCAAACGATGCCGCTATTGAAGCGTACATACCCCATTGTACCCATAGTGGTGTTGTCTCCAGATTAGCAAACCCTTGTGCCATTGTCTCTTGCATAGAAGGGATGAAGTTGGCGACCAAAATTAAAACGAAAACTATTGTCCAAAGCTCGTCTTTCCAACTGTCTTTACTGGCTTCGATTGCAGCTTGTTCCCAATCCATTTCGCCAGTGGCTTGCTTGAGTTTAATCTCTGCGTTTGCTTTTTGAATGGCTGTCTTGCCATCAATGTATGATGTAGCAAGGCCACCAATTGCTGATACTATTTGACCAATCATGCGCCGCGATCCGTCTTAGCTTCTTTGTTCATCCAGATTCCAAAGCAACCTGTTAGTGCGCCCATGCAAACTGAAACCAAACCAGCCTGTCCATTGCTGGGATCAGGCAAAGACATGTACCAGTGTACGCTTTGGTAAGTTAAAATAGTAACCACTAGCATCATCAGCCGTGGGAATATTTTGTATTCATCAATTACTGTTGCTGGCATAATACTCTGCTATCCTTTTGTTTGAGGTTATTATAACCACTTTTCCGTTTTTGTCCAAAACTGTGTACTTTACCACTTTCCCATGTAGATACCCAAATAATAAATGCAGAGAACCACAATGATCACAGCCATGCCAACCCCAGCAACTGTAGCTAATAGCTCCATACGCTCTTCTCTGGCTTTCTCAGCCGCTTTCTTAGCTGCTTGTCTCTGCTTCCTAGCTTCAGCTTGCCATTGCTGCCATCGATCCCATGTGCCAGGGGGCGCATACAAGCGGCAGTAGCTTTCCAATTCTTGCCGCTTTTGTCTTAGGTTTTCTAAGTGCTGAAATTCTTCCCAATCACCTTCAGAGCTACCCGTAATCATTGTGATCGGGCTTGCTTTCTTCTTGTTGATTGCTTCTTTTACATCTTCTTCCGCAGAAAGGAACTTACCGACCGCGCCGATAAGCCCCGCAGTTTCCTTGCCATTCCCAAGAGCCTGACGGATAACCGAATAAGCGGCATTCGCAGCCGCAATGCTCTCAAGTATAGCCATGTCATCATCCTGTCGTTATCAACCTTAACAGCAATACAATAACTGTTGCGGATGAACCTATCATAATAGCTTCAAGACGTTTGACGCGGTTAAACAAGTCACGAAACTGAATGTCCATTTCAGTTTTCATTGCAACCAACTGCTTTTCTATTTGATCTATGCGATCATGTGCCGACTGCACTGTCCGTTTGTCCATTGTCTAACTGCTCTTTTAATCGATCCATAAATGCCTGACGACCAACTTGAAGCTGCGTTAAATTAAACTGTGAGCTTGCAATCTTTTGATCCAAAGAACCAATGTGATTAATACAAGCCTTTGCTTCGTCTGTTAGCTGATCTTCGGTATATTCTACATCGTCAATCGTAATGACCTTTTTTTCTTCAGTCATGTTGATTTCCTTTCTGTGTTACTCAGCCGCCCACGGTACTCCCGCTGCGCTGGTTGGGGTTTTGTCAGCTTCAATCTTAGCAGCAATTGCCGCCTCAACATCCGCTTGGTTTGCTTCGGCTTGCGCCCATGCAATGCAGTTAGCTTCCGTTACGTTATCGTAAGCAATGAAACCATCCGCATCCGCATCTGGTGTGTGGCTAGTTGTGCCATAGCTAGACGCAGAGTAATCACCGTCTACGCCTGTGCAACGCC